AGTCTGCTTGTGCTTTTGTTACGCCTTCTCGATTAAACATTAGTCCCAACGATAAAAAATATGGTCATCAATTTTAGTAACCAGTGTGATTGTTTTGCTCCAGTCTGGATCAACATAGTCTGCATGATAGTGTGTTGCGCCTTCAACTAGTCCACTGTACTTATTAAACACCATAACGTTGAAGGCAATATCCTGAGCAACACGCCATGCATGATTATTTTCTTTAGACTTGATATCATCGGCTTTGCCATCACAATACCAACTAAACTGGCACATATTACGCTTTGGATAATATATACGTTCTGCATCTGCTAGATCAGGATCTTTTTTAGTTTTCCAACTTTCACGAGTAGGACCTTCAGTTATTACTCCGCATACTGTGTTTGGAAAACGTGTATCCTGCACACGATTCATCACAACGCGAGCAACTGATATTTGTCCTGCTTTGCTTTGATTGTTTGCTTCAAAGTAAATGTTTCTTGCCATACACAGTAGTTCGTCTGGGTGTACCTTTGTGCCGCCATCATAGGGAGGCTTAAAGTTTGCATCTTCCTGTGCAATCGCGTCTTCAATAAAACTAATGTTAAGTCCACGGTCTTGTGCTAAAAAACCAACTGCAACACTTATAAACAGTGCAGTAGTTATTACACCAACATACTCAAAGAATCGAAACATACGCAACTCCAATAACTGTTTAACTATTAACAGTATACATTGGATGCTGTAGTTGTCAACCGTTTTATTCTTCAACTATGCCCTCAGCAACTAGTTTTGCTCTATTAGCCATGTGTTGCTCTAATAATTCTTCTTTGCTGCCGCCCATGTAAGGCACTGCATGTCCTTCTAGCATCATAATCTCTGTGACAGGCATTGTGCGATCTTGCGGTGCATAATACACACTAAAGTCGCCTAGGATACGTCCAAACTTGCCTTTCATATCCTCGCCATTTCTAGCAACCTGTGTCTTTAGCACAAGATTTGGCGCATCCAGTAGTTCTGTCATACGTTTTTTTGCTGCTAATCCAAACTTCTTTTCAACTAGGTCTCTTGTACGGCTTTCCGGTGTATCAATACCCATAATACGCACACGTTCATCTCTCATCCAGATACCAAACCCTAGATCAATATCCACGTCGACTGTGTCGCCATCAACAACGCCATGCAAAACTGCTCTATATTCATACATCGAACTCTCCTCCAAAAGTTATATGCACATATTTAACAAAAAAAGCACCCAAAGGTGCTCTAAGTTTGGTGGGTATTTGTTTGTTTAAGTTACTTGGGTACTGCCAACGCCATCATATCCGGAATCATGCGCGGCTTATTGGTCCTGGCCCTCAATGTATTTACTAAAATTCTTTAATTACTTTTTTATCTGCATTTGTAAGTTCAGTATCATCGTATAAGTTTTCTATACTAGTATTGAAACTAAAACTCCAACGTTCACCTTTACTGCGGAAAGGATATACTTCATGTATTAGCCAAGCAGGGAAAAAGTATATGTCTCCTACTGCAGGTTTAAATCTAGTACTATTTGAATCTAATGGAAGAGTAGATCCGTTTATAAAATTAATTAATCCAGCACTTGGATCATGGTCTTCGTTTTCCCATTCTTGTTCGATGTCATCTGGCAAACGTAAGTAACCTACACCACTTATTCCGCCTGCATGACTGTGTGAAGGATTAAAGTCGCCTGCTACGCTTATATTTCCCCAACTAGCATGTATTGCACAACTTAATTGCATATTATTCATTCTTGGTTCAACAATGTCAATATGTCTCTGCGTTACATAACGTTTTGTGTTTTCCCAACGTACAGTTTGGGCTGCTTTGTATACTTCAGCACTACCATCTGCTAATAGTTGTACAAATCTTTGCGCTTGTTCAGCATCTAACACGCTATCATCTATGGTAAACTCGCGTATCATATTACCTGCAAGTTCCATACTATGATCATTTGCTTCGCCGTTTCTTTCAAATACTTGTATTAAATCTGTTTGTACTTGCTCTGGTATTCTTGCCTTTACAATACAAGGACCAAAAGGTCTTAGTACCTCAAAACTATCTATTCCTCTTTGAACGTCTGTTGCAGTTTTCATGTTAACTAATTCCTTTCTAATGCTATACGCAGGTCTTCCATAATTTGTGTTCTTGTTTTTTTCTTAGGTGGTTCTGGTTCAGGTAGCACAATTGATCCCATGCTACTAATAACACTGGTTGCTGTGCCAAATGCATCTCCTTTTACAACACTGTGAAATAGACTTGTAGTGCTAATAATTGGAGTGCATGAAACTAGTAAAGGTACTAGTAAAAGAACTTTTATTACTTTGATGGCGCCTTCTTTCCGCGCCAATCGCCCCACTGCTCATGTGCAGGTACACGGATAAATGGTTTGTTTGTCTCGTTTGTGTTTGGGTTAGGAATAGTAAGCATCACATGCTTGCCTTTGGCCCATGCTGCACGTTTGTTTAGCCCTTCAACAAATGTTGATTTATATTCTAGTCTTTGCGCTTTACTCCAACTAGTGCGTTTTTGGCAATGTACGCCTTGACTTGTTTGTGTTGCTCTTGATCTTTTCTTACCCATGGTATGTTCCTCATATAAATGGCACTTCTGTTTCTAGGCAGTACCCGCCCACGCATACCTATTCTTAGGCTGCTAGTGCCATTTCTGGCTGATAATTGTCATTTGCAATTATTGTTTTTCTTGCGTTAACCGAGCTTGCGCCGGACAACTCCACTTACCTATTGACTGTCAGTCGATCCTATTTCGCCCCCATCATAAACACACCAATTGTGTTCAACCCACTTTTGTTTCCAGCGTTTGCCCCAAACTTTTTTATATGCTTGTATAAGTTTAGTGTCGATGTGTTTATGGTGGAGGCGCGGGGTACCGCCCCCCGGTCCTGCCCAACGTTCAGTTTGCTTCAACATTGTGCTTTATTTATAACATACTAAAAACTGGATGTCAAGACTAAATAAACGAACGGAAAATAAGTCATATTTTTTTGACTATATTTTTTTAGGTTGAATATCAAGAGGAAAAAAGATGACACAACTAATTAATCCACAGAAGTTTACACACACGTCGGGCCTATTAAGGTCCTTTTTTTTAGACAAAGGTTTCGAAGAAGTACATACACAAAACCGATTGTCGATACTTGCTGCATGTGAAGATCCATTTAACGTAGCAACATATAATTACGCAGGCAACGTATGGCCCTTGCCACAAACAGGTCAGATGTGGTTAGAATATGAATTACTTACCAAGCCTTCATCGAAAGGCTTTTTTTGTGTCAGCACAAGTTATAGACAAGAGCCAAATGCTATCCCAGGTAGACATGACATTATCTTCCCAATGTTTGAATTTGAAATGCCTGGTGATATAAACGACCTAAAAGATATGGAATATGAACTTTGCGAATACCTAGGATTTGGCGGATTCGGTGACATAACCTCAAAGCCATACGCAGAATGGCAAAAGTATTATGGACTGGATCCTATGACTGAAATAGAAGCAGAACATGAAATAAAAATGTATGAAGATTTTACTGCTACAATGATAACAGACTTCCCTGAAATGACAAGTCCATTCTGGAATATGAGTCGTAACGATGACGGCACAAGTAGAAAGATTGATGTTATTCTTGGAGGCATGGAAACAATTGGTAGTGCAGAACGTAGCACAGATGTTGAACAAATGAGAGATACATTCCATACTATTACAGATGGTGCATATAGTAATCTACTATTTGAACTGTTTACCAAAGAGCGTGTTCAAGCAGAACTAGAAGAATTTTTAAAGCATGACTTCTTCCCAAGAGTGGGCGGAGGCATAGGCTTAACAAGAATGATTGCGGCAATGGATAAAAAGCAAGAGGTTGCAATAGCCGCTTAATCGACCAGTTTGGGGTGACGAAATGGTAGACGTGGGCCGCTGTTTACGGTCTGTTTAGGTATGTGTGCAATGTATTTAAGCGTGGAGGTTCGAATCCTTCCCCCAAAGCCAACTATTTTTCACAAGATTTTTGACCAGCACAGTGTTTAGGATAACACTGTGCTATCATCATATAATACTCATTTTCATATGTTGCTGCCCACATATCCTCTTGGATCATGTATTCGCATTGTGATTCTGTCATAGGTTGTTGCAACACCATTTGATTGCCGATGTATAGCCATTCCTCGCCCGTGTTACCCCACATTGAGATAACAAGCATAAATTCTTTCATAATCGCCTCTTTTAGTTGCGGCCCATGTGTTTACAGCCAGTATCTCTTGCCAGCCAATCCATGACCTTGAATAATCTTTTACGCAGCCTTACTAACATTTTGAAGTTGTCCTTGTAGTGGATTTGCAGGATCAACTCCTAGGAAGTTGCCCCACTCTGCATAGTAGTGACGCATTCCAACTTCATCATGTATTGTCGAGTTCTCGTGTCTGCCGTGCAGTATGTTTCTTGATTCTGTACCCTCACGCATTGTGGTACCTTGACCGGCAACACCAATTAGGTCTTCGTGCAAGTTTCTGCCGAAAGGTCCCCATATACTATTGTGATGCTTTATGCGTGTTTGTCTTTCCTCTGGTGTATCTTTTCTAAGTCCGTAACCACGAAACTCAATTAAAACTTTGTTTGGTCCAAGTGGTGTCACTGAGTCTGAACGATATGCACTCCCGCGGAGGTTAAAATTGAATCCTGGGAATAGGTCGACCATGTACCACTGGTTGGGCGGCAGATTGGGAAAAGATAGTTCCCCGCGATCTTCAAATCCATCATACTCTTCATAGTTAACAGTAAAGCTGCTAACATTAACATGACCATTATCAAAAGGAATATTTTTTCTAGCGAAATATTCGTCATTAAATCCACTCACTCTATTAAAGTAATGCATGAAGTCGTGATAAAATTCACTGTTTGTGTCATGCCACAATTTATAATTTGTATCTATCACTGCTTTGTGATAATGGAATACTTCCATTTCTTCAGTATCAATAGCATCTGCAATACAATCAAATGCACCTGCTGTCCATTGATCTACACTACAATCTGGGTTTTCATTTAGTGTTACCCATACCATACCGCCATGATAAACTTCACAGTGTAGTTCTTTGCCAGTTGCTTCGTTGCTAGTCATGTTGCCTGCTACGCTGTGGATGTTTTCTCCCAAGTATGCTTTTACGCCATTGCCTGTGTTCCAAGCAACTACACGTTGTCCTGCAATCTGACATGTACGGAAATCTCCTTGGTTGTACATCTCACTGATGTGACACATGGGTACCCATACTTTACTAAAGATCAGTTCTTGTTCTTGTTCATATAGATAGAAACTGTTATACGCCTCACTGCTAATGTATTCTACTTTAGGTGTTGCTTTCCAATTTTTATGATTACGCGGTGCCATGTGTATCTCCTGTGTACTTGTATTTAACAAATTTATTTTTACTTGGCATGCGCAAGCCGCCATCTGCTAGTAAGTATTCTGGTTCATGTGCTAGTTGCTGTGTATCTTCTAGTCCCGCTTCTGGTATTTCATATTCACTTGCGCATTTTATACTGCCCCAGGGTGTTGTACGGATAGGACTTTCAAAGTGTTTTTCTCTGCCGTCTCTAAATTTAAGTCGCCAACTAATAGTTCCTTTATCTTCTTCACGCAATACTCTTACACTATGTCCCATGGGTGCAAAGTCTGCGTACCCTCTGGCATCAATAGCGTTTTGTGGACATGCCTTTACACAACTGTAGCACTCCCAACAAAAGTTAGGCTCTATGTTTACTGCTCGTCTTGTTGTTGGATCTATGTGCATGATGTCACTTGGACAAATATCAACGCAGTGACCGCACCCGTCACAACTAGTCATGTATACAAATGTTGGCATAGCTTCTCCCTTTGGACTATACAAATATTTACATATTATATACTAAAGATCAAAGTTTGTAAAGCTATTAACTAATAGGCACAGTGTATTATTTCAATCCTTGTGGATCAATAGTAAAGTCGTATACCATGTAATCGCCGTCATTTGTCTCACCGTTACGTTCGCTTTTGTACTTGCCAATTTGTTGAGCAATGCCTTTATCGTTACGACCTTTAGCACGTTGCATTTGTTTTTTATTTTCATCTGTTGCAGGTATGCTATAGTTTTTCGGCATCATACGCTCCGGCTCTAATACCCATACATAAAGTTCTGAGCCGTCAGCATTTTCAATATGATTAATATACATGCTTTCTTCAGGTATAGAATGTTTTACAGGATACCCCAACATGGTCGTAATAGTGTTATATCCGCTAAACGCACAAAACAATGCAATAGGTATCACTACAAACATTACTAGCGTATTGCGATAAAAATGCACGCCGATAGCAAGCACTATTAGTGTAAGCACTAGCATACTCGCAAAGAATGGAAGTAAATTAAAATCAAACATTAGTGTGACTCCATTGGAGTATACCTCGATGTTGCATCTCTGCGTCCTTTTTTAGTAATAAAATCACTTGGATTGTTGTTGTGCCCAAGGTATGCGTGTTCACCGCCTATGGTAAAATTGACTAGACTTATGTTTTGTGCTGTTTCAATATAAGGTACTCTAGCAAAATATGTTTCTATATAAGGGTTGACTTTAACAATAGTTACTTCTATTATACCTGGTAAGTCCTGATGTGCTTTGCCATTTACCATGGTAAATTTTCTATTGTATACATGAGCCATTACCTGGTATTCGCCCTCGAGTGTACCACGCAGTGTTGCTACTTCTCTGTTTAGATGCAACACTTTCTTTTCTTTATTTTTAAGTGTATAAGTGTCATTGCTATGACCCAAATCGTCTTTTTCTAAATGCATCAAGCCCTTGCTCTTTTGTAAAAAACTTACAATGTTGCCTGCAGGATCTTGGACCCATAGATCAATGTCGTCATTGTATTCATGATTCCATTCAATCACAACTAAGTATTCTGCTTTTTTAATTACATCACTTTTTTTAGCAACAGGATTAATAAGAATAAATGCAATTACAAACAAGTACACAAATCCAATCACAAGATTGAATAGCAAGTCTGTAAAACCAATACTGCTTTTATACTTTAGTTTGTTATCTAGATTCGACATTTACCAACTGCACCTTAAGGATTTGGCTGCACACCATTCCTACCAGTGTAGTGTACAGTGCAGTACTCATGCCAATTGCCATGTCTGTGAGTGCAGTTTTTACACTGCCTGTGTCTGCTATATTTAGACTTTCAAAACTACCGCCTAGCATTAGAATAAATCCAATCACTGTGCCTATCATGCCTAGTGCAAGAAGCAATTCTGTAATAAACCAACCTATGTTTGTTCCTGCTTCAACTGTCTTGCCGCGGCTCCTCTTGTAAGTTAACCAGCCTACAAATATGCTGCTTGTAAAGAATACACCCATAATTACAAAACTTAGTCGTGTAATATCCTTTGCAATTAATGCATCAATAAAACCAAAACTATAGGCGGTAAACAGTGCTGCGCAACTGGTGCAGAACAGTAACCACCACCTTAAAAACATACTCATGTCGGTGATTCCTCAGTTATTTGTATTTATCGGGTAAATACACTACTATGGATATGTTATCTGCTACAAAACAACGCTGGCAAAAATTTAAGGCTTGGTGGACAGTAGATCATGTGGTGGATCTGCTTGTTGATGCAGCATTGTTATTCTATGATGTGATTGCAAGTCCTGTGCTTATCGTTGTAAGAACTGTGCGTTATTTTATAGGCGAATGGGTAGTCAACAAAATTAAGGATGGCATCAAAGGCATTATACATTACTTCCAACGCAAACGTGCATATAGATTAGAACATGGACATGGGATATTTCGTACCTATTGGTTTTTAATACTACCTAGTCCGTTTATTCTACTATTGATTATGATGTTAACAGGTATTAGTATTGGTATCGCTGAAGACTTTGACGTAATGTTAGAATTATTAATTAGAGGATGCAGTGGACCTGAAGATGGTTACTGGTGCGATATTAGTTAAAAGTCTACATCCCTGCCATTAATACTATAAGTGCTTCCATTAAAACCTTGTTTGAGCTTTTCTTCATCAGTCATATTTTCACTATTCATGCGGGTCCTTGGATTGAACGGCGTAGTCTCCTTTTCCGTTACTTCCTTCTTCTCCTTCTTCGACAAGGTCGTCAATAATTTGTCTAGTAGTTTTTTCATCGTGTTTTACTTCCTCTAATCCAAAATCAGTCATTTCCATAAGTGTTCCATGCATGTAACGCCTTTCACCTGGTGATAGCACATAAGGATCTTTGATTGTTAGGGTACTTCCGCACTTGGTACAAAAAGCATAGTTGCCAAATGCACTGGTTATTGCGTAATTGTGTCCAAATATTCTACACATAATACTCATTGACTTCTCCTAATCTAGTGTGTTACGATCTCCAGCTTCGCCCTTTGCTTGTGTACAACTTTGTGTTCTAGGGCATTGAAAGTACTTGTCCATTGCTACTGTAAGATCCAAATGTCCTGTTGCACCACGTTCATATATACACATGCGTTCATCAGTGTCAGGACTTATGTATTGTCTTTTTAGTCTGCAAGTAATTGTTCCAGTACTGGTAGGCGGCACTGCTTTTCGTCTGCACTCCATGGGCTCACGTCCCAATATCTTTTGTGGCCAGCGTAAAGGATTTGTGTTCCACAATGTGCAGTGTGCTTTGCTTTCACTGCCTGTGTATGTTCTGCCTTCAGCGTGGGCTTCCGTCCCGTACATCAACTGCGTTAATAACACTGTGCTTATGACCGCAATGTGGGCAATACATTGCTTTAGGTTTATAGTTCTCATGACTTGCGATGCTCCACCATCCTTTGCAACTGTCACATGTATAATGATGAATGTACTCTACTGTAGATATCATTCGTCGAACTCCGCTCTCCATCTTATATCGTAATTGTCTGCTACTGTTTTGTTTTCTAATTCTTTTATGTATGAGCTAACATACTCCCCGCCAACATCTCCATTTGCCACTGCTTGATCAACCATTCCTCTTACCACTGTGCCTTGTTGAAATTCGTTTATGTTGCCTCGTAGCCCTGTAATAAAACTAAGTGCGTTTTCACTAAGATTATTTCTTACATCATATCCCATGTCTATGCGAGATTGGAACTCTTTTTCGTTAAATATTTTTTTAAATATAGCATCCCAAGCATCTATTGCTAGTTGTATATCTGGATTAACGTTTCGTCTGCTCATTAATGCTGCACAGTCATCCTCAATTTGTCCTATTTTGTTTGTTTGAAAACTAGGATGTGGATTTGCTACAGGCCCAATATTTACTCCGTCAGGATCTGTTAGTGTTAAATTAGGCGCACTACCAGTTGTAAAATCGCCTGCTAGTCCTGATGCAAGTTGGGTAAGATGTGTTTGTAGTGCAGTTAATTCTCCTGCAGTATGCAGTCTGTTCATTATAGCAATGTACTGATCTGCTAAGTCCTTTATCACAGCACCGCCTAGACTTCCTATAATATCAATTAATGTAATGCTATTGTTTGGTCCAGTTCCACCTAAAAACTTTGCAATTAAACTGTCTATATAATCACTGCGAGTAAAAGTGGTTGTATTGTGTATTGTAGGAAGTGTTGCAGGTTCTACGCTATCTATATATGCAGCAAGTTCTGCAAGTGTATCTATACGTCCTAGTTCAATTGCTTGTACTTTTTCTACAAACTCTGCCATTGTTGAAAATGAAATAACACTTGCACTGTTTACAAATATTTTATCAAAGTTGGTATAGTCTCCCAAACTAGTCATATCTGCTATGTTTGTTTCAAGCAGTGTTTGCGTGTTGCTGATTAATTCAGGGATAGTTATGCTTTCTAACACAGATTGCATTATTGTGTTAAGACTAGGATCGCCGAGACTATAAATGCTTATAGGATCAATGCCTACTTCTGCAAGTACTCTATCTAGTCCACTCGCTGTTAAGCCGTTCACTGCACTGATTCCGCCAATTACCTGACCTGGATTTCCAAAGTTTGCAATATCTTCTACATTGAATGCACTACCCAAGTTAGTTAAGTCGCTTGCTAGTAATTTAAAGTTTTCTATTGTTGCTTCTGTAACTAGTGTGCTAACACCGTTAGTCACAACTGATTGCATGTCTGGATATCCTGTGCCAAGAAAGTTAGGGAAAACACCATCTGCTGGATACACTAGTCCATCTAATGTAGGAAACTTTCCAAAGTTTACACCTTGATTAAGTTTGTTTAGTGTTGGTGCTAGTTGCTCGCTGTTACTAGCAAGACCTTCTGCTGCAAAAAATGTTTGTGTCATCTGCGTAGGATTAGCACCAAACATTAGTGTAGTATGTGCACCTAAGCGATCAACGCCAATACCAACACCTACTGTGCTTGTATACACTTCTGGAACTGTGCCAACAAAAGCACCACTGCCATTAATATCTCTGTTACACAATGCTTGAATAGTGCCGTCATCAACTGCATTTGTTGCAGCAAGGGCAGAACTTGTTTTTGCTAGTGTACTATTACCTGCTGCTTGTATTAATGGTGTAATGCCATCAGTTGCAGGTGCAAAGCCCAAGCCATCTGCCATAGCACCTGCTGCCATTGTGCCTAAATAACTTATAGTGCTTGTGCTTCCATATGCCATTAATATACTACAACTTTCTTATCACCACGTGATCGTTTGTGACTACAACTGTCACTGTCTTTGACTGTGTGTACAGGCTTTCCTTCTGCATGAACTTTTGAGTTGCCGCCGGTGATCTTAGCATTACAGTGTTTGTTACATCCTTTGCGTCCGCAGCATGGATGTCTGCTTACACTACTGCGATAGGCAGCAAGTTCTACGCCGCTACTTTTAACACTACCACGACCTTTAGTTGCTCTACCGCCACTAGTATTTGTGTCACCTTTTCTTACGATTGCGTATGTCATACTGTATTTATCGGTGCCTATTATATACTATTATAACTTCATACTAATGTCAAAGTCAAATTCGCCAAGTGCAGTCTTTATTTCATCTTTGCTTAGTTTTGCCAAGCCTTGTGCGCCGCCTTCAACAAGTAATTTACCATCGTGGTATAGTTGTGGCATAGTACGATGACCTTGCTCCATAAGCCATCCTCGTGTTTTAGCATCTGCTTCAACATTAATTTCCTCGTATTCAAATCCCATTGTGTCAAGTTGCCTTTTTGCTTGTACACAGTATGGGCAAAAATCTTTGGTGTATACCGTAATTTTACTCATCTGGATAATCCCTATATAAAAAGTGATCTAGACTATCTGCATCAACCAGTTTACTAAATCCAATATGTGTTCGTATGCTGTCCTTTTTATTTAACACAGCATCCATCGCATCATCCAAATCTTGCATTGTTTTGAATT